ACGTTGCATATTGCGCAGCAATCAGCGATCTGAGTCGGGACAAGACAGAACTTCTTGAGCGTATCAAGCAGTTGGAAGACCGCATCCACCGAGCAGCATCAGCGTTCTTCCGAGACGGATCGGACGGTCAGGTAGCGAGTCAAATGCTTCAGATTCTGGAGGAGGAGAGGGGCAGGCCATGAAACGCTACACACACATCGTGTTGCACAGAATGCCTCCACTGAACGGATTTAGTATCAAGACTCCAGAACTTAAGTTCCTGAGCGACATACGTCCACGGGGCATTGTCAGAGAACTTAATCGTCTCAACGACCGCATCAAGCGGCTGGAGGAGGAGAACGACGCCATGCGAGCGGATCTGCTGTTGTGGCAGGAGCAGGAGGCGAAACCGTGAACGCCGCCTTCATCTACAAGCACACCATGACCAGCGAGGTGCTGGTGGTGGACATCGACCGCGCACGGGAACTCGACGCAGCCAGACCATATTGGCAGCACGTTTCCACGGTGGATCCAATCATCATCCTGCAACTCATCGTCAAAGCGAAGGGACGCGAGCGAACCAAGATCATCAAAGAATTGAGCGAGAAACCATGACCATCGAAGAAATGCGAACCATCGACGGATTGAAGACCTACAAGGAATTGGAGGAGGCCAAGGAGCGGATCAAGCACCTGGAATCAGCCATCCGGAAGACCCTCGACGACAACCGACACCTGGCCGATGGGGACAACTGCACCCTCATCGACCTCAAGAAAGCACTCGCATAACCAACGAATAGAAGAGAAAAATGACGATACTCCAACAATTAGGGTTGACGAAGGAATCCATGTCTCGCATGGTCGGCCCTGTCACTCCGTTCAAGGATCCGAACCCTCGGATCAACCGGCGGTGGCCGGCTGTTCCAACCGAGATCCGAGATGCCATCCTCAAGGAGGACAAGTCACGCACTTACCCAGAACTATCCAAGAAGTACGGTATCTCACTTTCATGCGTATGGAACATCAAGAACAACAAAACCAACAAACAACAATAGAGGAGCTACAACGATGGAAACAGTTATGTCACGAATTGGCCGCTTGCTTGGGGTGCGGATGCATAATCCAACACGGCCTGTGTGTCCAGTGCCACAAAGCACAGAAGCGGTACCGAGCAATACAGATACCGCTCCGGTAGAACAGCCAGTCATCAGCAGTAAGAGCAAGAAGAAGAGGAGCAGGAGGAACAACATCCTGCTCAAATCCAAATACATGAAACTCAATGAATCAATCGACGCAGTTGTCAAACTACGGGGCGAGGGTCTCACCTACCGGCTCATCGGTGAACACCTCAAGATGTCCAAGCAGCGCGTCTATCAGATCATCCAAGCCGGCAGGCAGCGCGATCTGGATCGGTCTAAGTGGACCTTCGGACTCAGCGTTCGTAACGCCAAGCTGATGGACAGACTTGAATTCAAATGCAAGGAGGACGCTCGCAAGGCGGTTCTATCCGGGGGGATCGCTCCGCTCAAGTGGGCCAACTTCGGTCGCAAGTCCTACAACGACCTCTGCCAGTGGCTCGATGTCAAACCGCTTGAATCAATTCCCAATCGGAAATGTCCTCACTGCGGACTCAAAACATGACCGCTCGTCACCAATACCCACTCGTAGAATCAATCAAGGTGGTCCGTCTCTCCTCGGGGCGGACCATCCGCATTACAAGGGATCGTACCAAGCAGGATCTCAAACTGATCCACGGCGACGGGGATATCCATCTCACCTGCGTCACTCACGCCGACGATCCCATCGAGATGATCAAGACACTGGCCCGCCTCGAAGACGTTCGATCAGTCGAACTCACCGACGACAAGGGCAACGGAATCATAGTCCACAAACAAAAATAACATGCACCAGTCCTCAACACACGACATCGTAACGGCACTCAAGATCGTCAGCACCCAAATCGAATCATCCGATGGAGTCGCACAAGCCCTCTGCCTCGAAGCAGCAAGTCGTCTCACTGACATGGTCCAGCTCACGAGCGACCTCACAGCACACGTTCTCGCCAATCCTGTCCATCACCCTCGATGTAACGCAAAAACCAAGGGTACCTACTGCAATTGTATCCTGGCGCGAGTCCTCCCCACATGAAGACCCCAAGACACGAACAACCTTGGTACGAATCACGCCTGCTCAATAACAAGAAACCAAGCCCCATCACCGAAGAGGAACGAACAAGCATCACCGACGAGAACCGCCGGCTCATCGAGGAGTCGGCTAATATCATTGCCATCGGCGTCAAACGCGGATGGATCTCCTTCCCGGCGAAGACCGAAACCCAGACCTGGGTGCCATCGCCAACCAGTCCCCAACCACCAGATCCTCTCAGCATGATCTGGCCAGAATCCTGACAACCCCGTAACAAGCAACGAATCAACGACATGACAACGCTCCAACGAGCGAGCCTTTGGCTTTCCAAGGTTCCGCCAGCCATCTCCGGATCCGGTGGTCACAACGCCACCTACACCGCCGCAGTCGGTCTCGTCCACGGCTTCGGCCTCTCCCATGTGGACAGCCTCACACTCCTCGAAGACTGGAACAAATCCTGCCAGCCACCGTGGAAGGCCACAGAGCTGGCCTACAAGCTCCGGGAAGCCTCGTCCCGCGCTCACAATAAGCCTAGGGGCCATCTGCTCGAAGCCGGGGGATCATCACCCTCCGGGTCATTCGACATCAGTAGGGTGACATTCAAGAAGCCGGTGGCCGACGCCCCGGTGCCCGTTCCATCGCTCAGCCCCGTCGCTCCCGATCCACAAGCCAGCGAGTTCCGGCGGTTCATGCAGACCGCGTTCGCCCCGACCGAGGTCGTCTGCATCTGCGACGCTGTCGAAGAGGGTAGGCCAGTCAGTGCCGGCTCATTCATCACGATCGAGGAATGGCTCAACCGCTTCGATGATCCCCAGTCCCGCATTCTATCACCCGAGCGCGAGGGTATCTTCGTCCGCATCAACCCCTTCAAGCCAAACCTCTACAGCGGCAGCGACAACGATGTCAGCGCGTTCCGCCATGTCCTGGTGGAGTTCGATGACCTCCCCAAGCCCGAGCAAGAGAAGCGCCTCCGGGACTCTGGCCTGCCCATCACCGTTCTCATCGACTCCGGGGGTAAGTCCATCCACGGCTGGGTCCGGGTCGACGCTCCCTCCCGCAAGGAATGGGACGCCCGCCGGGATCTCATCTACTCCGCTATCCCCGGCATCGATGCCAAGAACAAGAACCCATCGCGCTACTCCCGGCTCCCCGGCGCATGGCGGAGTCCTGTATCCCAGCAAAAGCTGTTGGCCACCAACCTCGGTTCAGAATCATGGGAGGATTACCTCACCTCACGCGAGTCCGATGACGACAAGTCCACGGTGGTCTCGATCAAAGACCTCATCAACTTCGATCCAGACAACGATCCCGACAACCTGATCGGCAGACGCTGGCTCACCCGCGGCTCCTCCATGATCATCAGCGGTGGTACCGGTATCGGGAAGTCCAGCCTGATGATGCAGATCGTCATCCGCTGGTGCCTCGGCCTCGAATTCTTCGGGATCAAGCCAGTGAAGCGATTGAAGATCGGAGTCATTCAGGCCGAGAACGACAAAGGTGACCTCGCCGAAGCCTTCCGCGGGGTCATCAAAGGACTCAACATGAGCGTCAGCGAGATCGCTATCCTCCAAGAAAACCTCCACTTCCGCACCGAAGCCGTCCGTACCGGCGACCAGTTCCTCGCCTACGCCCGCCGGTTCATCCACAAATCCAAGCTCGATGTCATCGTGGCCGATCCACTCTTCAGCTACTTCGGCGGTGACCTCAGCGACCAGGGCGAGGTCAGCGTGTTCCTTCGCAACAAACTCCAGCCCATCCTACACGAGACCAAGGTCGCTTGGATCTGGATGCATCACGTTGCCAAACCTCAGCGGAAGGAAAGCAATGAACCACTCACCACAATGGAGCTGGCCCACTCAGGCTTCGGCTCCTCCGAACTCGCCAACTGGGCGCGTGAGATAGCCGTTCTGCATGAGGTAGGCCAAAACAAACCTAGAAGGTTCCAGTTGGCCTTCTGCAAGCGCGGATCGCGGCTCCAGTCTAGCTCACTTCATCTTCGTCATTCTCAAACGGGTATTCTGTGGGAGCAGTGGAACCCGATGCTAATGACCGGGGCGCAACTGAAGGAGCCGCAAGCAACTCCGCATCGCCCAAGGCGGCGCGCATAGCTTTCCACCAGTCTTCTCCACCAGCCGCTTTCTCTTCGGAGGGAGCGGCTTGTTGATGTTCGGGTTCCGGATCATCCTTCGAGTCGGCCACCTCCTCATCCTTCTTGCCACCCTTGCGCCGGCGCAACAAGACCATCTCGTTCTTCACCTTCCGAAGCTCCGATCTCAATGACGATATATCACGCTTCAACTCCGTAACAACACTCATCAATAGTGATATCTTGTCCACCTCCTCGGCAGGCACCCAATCACATCCACGCCACTGACGATGGATACGATCATATATCAACACCGCGCTCTTGATATGGCGCATAGAATTGAAAGACCTAATGGCGCGACCGAGATCGCAATTCATGTTGTCCTTTATGTAGGCCACAACCTCCGATCTGGACGGGTCGATGTCATGCCGCATGGGCGGCATCAGGCGGAACATGGCGCGGAGGGTGGAACCGTTGTCTAAGTAACTCATAGGAAGAACAACTTACACCGTACCAATACACCCGTCAAGTACCAAGATCTAACTTCAGATTCAGCTCCCAGATTCTTCCCAGCCCCACCCGCTATCTCCCCTAAAAGGGAGTTCCATACTCCCTTAAAAGGGAGTCAATAAATGCTGCGCCGCTACGCTTTTGGGGGACTTGCGCCCCCCGCGGCGGCGGCATTTATTGCGAACCCCAACTGATTACGAAGTATCGGGTAGGTGGGTGGTATGTGGTTGTGATGGATGGATATGGATGTCGATTGCTGGAGCTTGGATGGGTCTAGGAGCGCGTTTGATGGTTGGATGGAGTGAAGACAGCGGAGAGGGGGTAGCACCGCTTAGAAGAGGACCGCTTGGATTGGCCTACTCGACCGCACCATGATTCCGGATTTCCCGATTCCCGATTCTGGATTTCCGAATTCCGAATTCCGTATGGCGTATGGAGAATCTGGAATACCGCACCATGAGGTTCCGGGGCTGGGGGGTGCACATGAGCTTCGCGTGGGCGGCACATGAGCGAGCGACGGGGGGGGGTCGGACACGGGATGTCCAATGCCAATAGTGGGGTGGGACATTCGATGTCCTGGGGGGTATCCTGGTCACCTTATTCACATTGGAAGTGGCCCACTCTAAAGTGGTTGCCGTTGCAGTTAACTGGCAGCAAATGCGGTTCTGGCTGGCAGACTGGCAGACTGGCAACGGAGGGGGCTTGGGGCATGGCCCCGCAAACGAGCAGGAAGGCCCCGTCAAGGGGCTTTTAATTGGCGGTAGAGTGGAGACAGCAGGCGGGGCAAACAAAAGGCCCCTTGGGGCTTCCAAGGGGCTTGCAACTATCGGGGCTTGTTGGGGCTTGCTAGTTCTTACCGTTGCCAGCCAATGCTGACAGAACCAACAGAATAGTAAACAGCAGACATAACGCTAAGTAGCCAAGGACTCTTAAGAGTGGCTTCATGGCAGAACAAATGGGCTGGCTGTTGCCGCTGGCTTGTCTGTTGGTTGGTAGTCTGGGAAAGAGTCTGTCTCAGACAGTGGCCATGAATCCCGTTTATAGGTAATGGGCTTGTGTTGCGGTTCTGCCAATGTACCCATAGACTTGAACCAGTCGGCAGACTTAATTGAAGAACCAAAACCCTGCCAGTTGGTGACAGACAACAGACGGGGCTTCTTTGCTTTTATTGCAAAACGACAAACAGTGTTTGGACGCATAGCAAGCGGCTTGGTTGCACTATCTGATAACACCTTGGCAATAGTTTCTAAATCATGCTGTTCTGTTGACCACAAATGTGCCCCGCTGTTGTTGGAACAGTAAGCAAGCTTGCCACTGCCGCATTTGGCAACTGTCAGCGTTTTGCGTTTTGCGTCAATGATTCCAAACACGCCGTAGCCACTCCAATTGTCCTTTGTGTTATTAAACGGGGCTTTCAATGTATTGAACCAATTTAGAAACTGTTCACTGTCACAATGGTTTGTTGCTTTTGGTGCAGGCCCCTTGCCAATCCAAGATAACACGCCGTTGTGAGACATTGAAATGCCTTTGGCAATAAACGGATGGACATTGGCCAGCATCACACGACTGGTTGCGGTTCTGCCATGACAGACTATTGCAGTCGTGTTGGTTGTTATTGAACCTGTTTCCATCCTGTTGCAGTCAATCCACTCTGGCAGTGTAACATTGAAGCCCGGATAGTTTGACGGTTCTAAATAGTGGCCTGTTGCTACGGTACCGTTGCTGCCATAGACAGTAAAGCCAAAGCCATCCTTTTGCGTTTTGCTAAACAGTGACGCTGCCTTATCTATTAACTTGGCTGTCTGTAGTTTGGTGAAGTTGCCAGTGGCTATAAATAGTTTGCACATAGTTTGTTTGTTGTTTGTTGTTCGTTGTTATTCGTTTTGAGATATGGCAGACGATACACGCTCATCTACGGGGCCCAGATCACCATGTAAACGTTCACGACGCAACACGCACCAACTAGCCAGCCATTGGGGCAGGATGGCTAGGAACTGGTCCCAGTTATGCGGCATGCTGTTCTGTCGAACACTGGCCCATCTTGTCAGGTATTGGCAAAGCAAGGCCCAAGACTCAATCTTAACAACATTGGTAGATCCAGATTGCATGCGCCACTCGATGGTTCCATGTTCCAATACGCTGTCATAGTTAAGAGCAGAATACCTATTGCCAGAACTATTGGAACGGAAACTGTCAGAGTCCCGTCTGTTGTTTGACCATCTGCAATAGTGGGAACGCAAACGAGACTTAGGAACAAGCTTCTTTAAAATAGTGTAAAGCTGGCAAAGCCTGTCGTATGTTTCGGCAACATCACATTGGACGGTTGTACCGTTACCAACAGACGGTAAGTTTCTAATGTCAACGTGTATGTGTAAACCACAACGATGGTTCACTGTTGCACCTTCCAATAGCGGCTTCAAACCAAGGATGCCGTTAATGCGTCCATTTAAGCCAACCCAACTTAGACGCCTAAGTTCTATACCGCCAGTGCCTAGACTGCCATCATGCGTGTAGTTTCCAAGACTGTTGTGTGGCAGAGTGAGTGTCGATGTATGTATCGGGTAATGCTCAATCTCAATACCTAGCAAACTACCAAGCGGCAGAACTTTTTTGGCCTGTTGAATAAGACTGGCTTTTACTGTTTTACGGTTCTTTACTTCGCGCAAGTGCCTTACATGTTGAATAATGTTTGTTCCCATTTGAGGTATTGGCAAACCATACTTTAATAATTGAGCCAATAGTGTATGTTTGGCAGGTATTGGAAAACCATTAACGGGGCCAACAGACATCTCGTCCATTGCCAGTGGATTGGAAAGGCCTTGTTTGTAAGACTTGAAAGTGGCCCTTTGCGTATACATATATCGGCCTGTCTGTCTGGTGTAGCCAGCAGAACCGAAAATGCTGAGAAGAACCATTTTCACATTGCACCTCCCATAAGTGCGTCAACCAAGAGCCAGATAATGGCCCCGATGACAGTTGCGGATAAGACTGCCATGGCCAAGGCCTGACAGAGTCTGTTGAGTTTTCGTTGCATGTTGTTTCGTTGTTTTCCCCACGGTTTTCGCAGGATTTCGACGGTTTACACTGGTTGTTTACTGTTTGCGATACTTTTTTGATTTATGTGGCCAAGTGGCCTTTTTCAGTGGCCAAGTGGCTCCCATGGCACCGGGTAAGACAAAGCAAGTCCAAGCGGGTAAGACAGTCAATGTCCAGGGGGAAAATGGGGCAGGGAAAAAGGTGGGAAGGCCACTGAAAGTCCTTTCCACTGAGACTACAAAAAAAGCACTTGAAGCGGCTAGGCTTGGAATCCCCTTGGATCGAATAGCTATTGGTTGCGGTTATTGGAACAACGGAAGCGGCTGGCAGCAATACCTTGTCCGCAATCCAAAGTTTGCCAGTGAGCTAGAACAAGCCCGGTTTGAAGGTGAGCTAGAACTTACCTCCGTTGTTCGATCATGCGGAAACGGCTGGCAAGGATCCGCATGGTTGCTAGAAAGAACCCGTGGATACGTTGCCAGGGCATCGCTTGAGCATACTGGTAAAGGCGGCAAAGAGTTATCAGTAAGCGGTAATCTACTTGGAGCATTCGGTGGTCAATCTAAATAGGATATGGAATAGGAATAGCGGTATACGGATAACGGATATGGTAATAGGACAACGGGGGGGGGACCACCCAGGAGGGGGGTGGGTGTGGGCGCGGTAGGCGGCGAGGAGCTTCTTGTGCTTGTTTTCGAGGGTCTCCAGCCGGATCTCCAGCATCCGGATACGATCCGAATCGGTGTGGCGGATGGAGCGGTTGTCGATGCCGTGCCATGTCCGGTCGAGCTTGTCGAAGACGATGATCCGACGCTTGCGAAGCTCATTGAACAACTTATTGGCCCGCTCGATATCGCACGATACCCCACTGGCTATGTGCATAACCACCTCGCTGGAAGCAATGATCTTATCATGCTTGAGCGGCGGCATCTTCCCGAACTGATCGCGGTATTTCATATACTATCTTTCCTCTTGGCCTTGTTGTTGAACGGTTTCTTCTCCTTGAGCTGGGCACCGGTTATGACCAGCGGGTTGTATTCCTCCCACTTGATTCGATCGGTCCCGTGCTGGAGGTTGATGATGGGTTTGGGAAGCCGCCCTCCACGCTTGCAGAAGGCTAGCTGGAAGCGTCTAGGCTTGAACTGGCCTACCTCTGCCAGAACCGCTATCTCACGCGCCCAGTTGGCAAGCTCCGAGGAGCCGAAGCCGGCATGAGCGAGTTCCATCGTGGTCATGGGTTCACCGTCCTTGCGCTGGGCTTTGGAGATGTGATGCATCCAGATCCAAGCGACCTTGGTTTCCTGAAGGATAGGCTGGAGTTTGTTACGGAAGAACACGCTGACCTCGCCCTGGTCCGAAAGGTCACCGCCGAAGTAACTGAACAGAGGATCGGCCACGATGACATCGAGCTTGGACTTGTAAATGAACCGGCGGGCGTAGGCGAGGAACTGGTCGCCGGTACGGACGGCCTCGGTCCTAAACTCTAGCTGTTGCTGGAGCATCTTCATGTCGCGCCCGCTAAGGTTGAGTCCGAACCCTACGCCTTGGAATGCTTCGGCGAGATCGCCCTTATCGTTCTCTGCCTGGATGACTCCGATCTTGAGGGGCTTCACCGGGGCGATACCGAAGAAGTCCTTGCCGAGTGCCCATTGGATGACGATCTGCATCATCAGGCTGGACTTCCCGATACCGGTACCACCGCTGACGATCATGGAGGAGCCGCGGGTGAGCCAGCGTTGGCCGATCAGGTTGTCCGGATCGTTGGATGAATCAAAGGACATGAGATCCTTGATCGAGACCACCGTGGATTGATCATCATCGGTCTCGCGGGAGGTGAGGTAGTCTTCCCATGAAGCGGAGCCGAGGTTAGTGGCCAACAGCTTTTGCTGAGAGGTAGGGCTACGCCATGCGCCGGGGAGCCGGCTGTAGCGCGAGGGGTTCTTGTTCTTGGCATCGATGCCGGGGATGCTGCTGTAGATGATATCCCGGCGGATGTCCCATTCCTTGCGATTGGGCGCATCTACGCGGACCCAGGCATGGATGGACTTGCCGCCAGAGTCGATGAGTACGGTGATGGGTAGGCCAGAATCGCGGAAGAGCTTCTCCTGTTCAGCCTTGGGCTTGTCGTCGAACTCCACCAAGACATGGCGGTACGCGCTGACATCGTTGTCGGAGCCGCTGTAGAGGTTGGGCCGGAAGGGATTGATGCGAACAAAGATCCCCTCGCGTTCCGGTGATAGGATGCGGGATGCCGGATCATCGAAGCGGGCGATCCATTCCTCGATGGGGATGAATGATCCAGCAGTGACTGGCCTACCCTCTTCGACCGCATCACAGATACAGACCACCTCGGTGGGGGCGAAGGCGGCTTGAAGGAACCGCTTGAACTCGCTGGCTTGAGGATCGGGCGGCGGTGACGGTCGCTTGAAAGAGACCTTGGTGATATCGAATGGAGCGGTTGAGGGGGAGACCCCCGATTGAAGGAGATGGCCGGCTGGTTTGGAGTGAGACTTGGAAGCGGCCTCGCGGAGCTTGTGGATGAGTTCGCGATCGGACCAAGGTGGTTGGCAGGATTGATTCCAGCTAGAGAGCAGGGCTAGAGAGTCCGCCTCCGATAACTGGAAGCCGTGTACGAGGCCGACGGCAGCGGTGTAGGTAGTTGAGTGTCCGGACTGGCCAGAGACGGCTGGCGGCACCTTGGAAAGCCAAAGGGCCGCACGTTGGTGCGGTGTCATATCGTGTTTGTTTGGGACCGATCGTTGGGGGCTACTTCATTTTGTCTATCTTCATCAGCCGTTTGATGGCTTGAGTTTTGGGGGAATAGGTTCCGGTCTTTTTGGTGCTGGGCTTGGCGGCGTAGGCGGCGGGCTTGGCTTTAGCTTTCTTCATAGGGTTTGAATTTGGTGTGGAATTCCGAGGTGAGGCGAACGTAGATGTTGCTGCCTCTTTGGTAGATGATGACGGGAGCTTTGAGTTCTGCGAGACGATACTGGCCTACATGAAGGACCGTGACTATGACTCCAGAGTTGGATCGATTGACGAACCGGGAGGGTGGGAGAGCTGAGGGATTTTCCATATGCGACGTTCTATTGGTTCGGGGTAAGCGATCCAGCCTTTAGCGATGCCCCAAGCAATTATCTGTGCTGACTGTTCGATGAGCCGGCGGTTCTCATCGGTGATGATGGTTCGCTCATCTTCGGTTATGGGACCAGGTTTCTTATTATTTGAGAGGCGGGATTCGTACCAGGGTTGCTCTTGCCTTGGGGTCTTCATGAGGTGATGAGGCGAGCCAAGATACAGTTGCAGTAGGAACCCTTGGTCTTGGCGTTGCATCGACCATGATGCACAGGGTTGGAGATGATGTGTGCTGTAAGGTCGCTCGTGAGCTGGACCAGCTCAAGGAGACGTCCGGCTGCTTCGGCACAGAGCGCATTGGGGATTCCATCTTGGGTATCTAGTTCGGCTGAGAGGATATTGAGCGCGTTGACGAGGTCGTGTGTTGAGGACTGTTTCATTTTTGTTTGTGGACTACGAGTCCGTTGCCTTTGGAATCAACCAGTTCTACGGATCGAACGCTCTCCAAGCGGGCCAAAGTCTTGATCATCTCGATGGGATCATGAGCCTGTGACACGCAAGTGAGGTGGATATCACCATCTCCGTAGTTGGCTTTGAGATTCTCTTCGGTTCGATCACGCACCACTCGGATGGTTCGTCCATCTGAGAGATGGACCACCTTGATGGATTCGACGAGTGGGAATGCGTGACGGCTCATTGCTTGGATGTTTTACCGCAATGGGGGCAATGCCGGCCTAGACCGGGATCGGCGGGTAGAGTACCAAGCCACGAGCACAGATCGTGGTAGGATCGAACACCGAAGTTCGGCCACTTGAACGGTACGATGTCACGGGTATGGATTGCATGGATGGCGGTCTCCTTGTCTTTGATCTCAAGCTTCTCCATCAGGTTCGCGTTGCGAGAACTGAGACCCGCGGTCCATTTGTTATTCGAGGCATCCCGCTTCTTGCCGGCGGCGATGATCTGGAACACCCGTTGCTTTGAGATGTTTAACTCTGCACCGATAGCTTTGTAGGTAAGTCCCTTAACCCTGAATGCTCTTACCTTATCAATTGAATCGTTGGTTTTCATGTATGTATGTTTGAGATACTTTCTTTTTTTCTTCTTTGGTTCTTTATCTATTGCAACGGTATCTGGACCGCTCGATACCGTTTCTGTGCTTTGTGGCACTGGACGCACAGTCCGGTTTGAGTTGTGCATCCGCATCCCAAGCATGCGGCCAATTCGTGACATAACAGTTTCCATCGTTGTAGTTCCTCTATTGTTTGTTTGGTTGTTTGTTCTTGATGTTCCATACGCATGAATGCGAGATACCGTATTTCTTGGCCAACTCCCTGTAGGTGAATGTTGAGTTATCCCTGAGAATCGATTCTCTGATCTTTGCTGGAACAGCTTCCCACCGCCGGCAGATCAATGGATCAGGGGCTTTGAAGGCGGGAACTGGTCCCAACATCTTCGCCATTGACTCCTTCGTCAACCCTAATTCTTGAAGTAGACTCATTTTTAATCTACTCGCTCTTCATCGGTGTGCTCTGAACTCCGGAGTACGCAATGGTCTTCGGGCGGTAGATGCCCACCTGTTCCGTTTCCTCGACCCAGGAGGGGCCACCGCGAATGTGGAATATACAGGAGGACATTCCGTTCCAGCTCTTCGTGCTGCTCTTGGCCGAGGTGTAGGCAGATCCAAACGTAGCGTTCAGGTCATCGCTCGACATAGCCTTGACGTTGGCCCAGTCGATGTCGCCTTGGTGCCACAACTTGAAGCCTAGCTCCAACGGAGCTACCACCTCTGCAATGCCGGGGAAGTGCCAGACCCACTCGTCGTGGCTACTGGCATCACCGCTCATAACAGCATAGCACTGGTAATTGCCAAGCGGTACGGAGCCGCTTCCCCAGTCGCAGCTCTCGCCGGGTTTGAGGACCGCCGAACGTGTCGGATGGTCGTTGCATTTGGGCTGCTCAAAGAGAGCAACGAGGATGGGGACTTCGGTCTGATTTTCGATCTTGATGTGTGTGCTCATGTTAGTAGGTGTTTGATTGTTATTCGCAGGAGTAGGTGATATCTGACCGGATAATTCCGGCAGGCCAAGTTGGTGGTGTGGTGCAGAATGATTTGTCGATGACCAGCACCTTGTCGGTAGGCTGGATCGTGAGGTTGTCGCAGTAGGTGCGGATGAAGGTAAACTCCTTTGCCTGAGACGGGTTGTCGCTGAATCCGTCGTCGACTGGAGCGGCGGTGAAAAGGTAAGATCCGTTGACTTCCCCTCCGCAAACCTTAACAGCGAGGTCCATGCCTCGGAGGAAGGTGTATTCGATTGTGGCGAACTTCCATCCATAACAATCCCACCGCTGGGCTTGTTCGATGGCCCACTCACCTGGGTCAGTGCTGAAGGCGATGGCGTGAGGTGGTAAGCCTCGATAGATGGCACCGGACTCCAGCATCACGGTGCAGCCCCAAGCTCGACCTGGTGTTGATGATAACGAGAACCAGATGGCAGGAATCATTGCCCCGGTAGGTTCCTTCAACACGAATTTGTCTCGTACCCAGACGTACTGATGCTTGGGTAGTTCTCCAATGTGATTAAACATATTAGCTCAGAAGGTGTTTGATGATCTGATTTCGCTCTTTAATCGTCGCTCGTAGAATGCTCTCAAGAACAACGTGAGGGTTGATTGTCGCAACGTGTTTCCACTCTGGATTGCCATCCACGTTTCGAGCTGTCTCCAGACTCTCTACACGCACCAGTCCGTTAAATGCGTGGACGTAAATGAATGCGGGGCTGTCTTTCATTTGGACTCCTTCCACAATAACAAGTCCGCTCTCATCGAGTCGTTCTCTGTTTCGAGTTGTTGTATGTAATCCATTTGCGCCGTCGCCAGCCGTTCTACTACCTCCAACATCTTGATGCGCTTTTGAGCGGCATTGAGTTCGCGTTCGAGTTGACGGCAAAACTCAGATGGAACCAAAGCATCTCGCAGTGAATCTCCAGCGAGTATTGCAAACCGAGTGCATGGTTTACCGTTGATCTGTTGGTCTGTTCTAGGGGTGTCGCTCACGGCTTGTCCTCCTTGGCTTTGTGCCACAATTGCTTTGCTGGAAGATTCTCTCCAGCTATAGATAAAAGACATTCGTCTAAGTAGTTTCCAGCTTTCACTAACCGATTGATATACTCCTCTTGCTCGCG